ATCAACGGCCGCACCGAGATCGAAATCGACATGGTCGGCATGGTGTTCATCGTCAACGGCGTGGACATGCTCGCCGCCCAGCGTCGCGCCATCGGCGCCTAACCCTTCCCTGCCTGGAGAACTCCATGAACGATTCAACTGCCTACACTGCCAACGCCACCGCCGTGGAGGGCCAGCCCTCTGACACCGTGGTGCTCGAATCCCCGCTCACGCGCGGTGAACAGACCCTCACCTCCTTCCACCTGCGCCGGCCCAGCGCCGGCGAGCTGCGCGGCATCAAGCTGCAGGAGCTGATGCAGATGGATGTGGCCTCCCTGGCCCTGCTGCTGCCGCGCATCAGCACCCCGACCTTGACCGCAAACGATGTGAACAACCTCGATCCGGTCGACCTGGTCGCGGTGGCCACCGTCGTGTCGCGTTTTTTCTTGTCCAAGGCGCAGAAGGCCTCCCTGTTTGCGTAGAGGAGTACATGGCCGATATCGCGGTGATCTTCGGGTTCACCCTGACCGAGCTATCGGCCATGACCCTGGATGAGCTGGTGCACTGGCGCGAGCGCGCCCGAGTTCGAAGTGGAGCACAGTCGTGATGTTCTTTCCCTTGGGCGGCGTTGATCGCCACGGCCATCGCCGGTTCGCCGGCGCGTCGGTGCCGGCATGAGCGGCGGCAACTTGCGCCTGCAGGTCATCCTGCAGGCCCTGGACCAGGCCAGCGCCCCCTTCCGCAAGATCATGGCCGGCAGCAAAGGGCTGTCCGGTGCGCTGCAGGAGCAGAACGCCACCCTGCGCCGGCTCAATGCCGCTCAGCGCGATGTCAACGCCTTCCGTCAGGCGCAGCAGGCCACTCGCTCGCTGCAGGCCGCCCACCAGGAAGCCACTGCCAAGGTACGGCAACTTGCGGGCGAAATCGGCCGATCCAACGCCCCCACCCGCGCCATGAGCAGGGCCCTGAATGAGGCCAAACGCTCTGCCGCCTCGTTGAAAGCTCAGCACCAGCAGAGCGCGGTGGAACTGCAACGCCTGCGCACGGGGCTGGACCGCACCGGCATCAGCACCCAGCAGCTGGGCAGCCATGAGCGTGCGCTGCGCACCGACATCGCTGCCACCACCGCCCAGATGGAGCAACAGCGCGGCCGTCTGGCCGCCCTGGATGCGGCCATGGCCCGTAGCCGCAAGATTCACAGCGCAGGGATGACTGCGGCGGCCAGCGGCACCGGCATCGCCCTGGCCGCCGCCACTGCACTGCGCGCGCAGGCCTTCCCGGTCGCACAAGCCATGACCTTCGAATCGGCCATGGCTGATGTAAAGAAGGTCGTCGACTTTGAGACGCCTGAAGCCTTCAAGCAGATGGGCCGCGATATCGAGGATCTGTCCCGATCCTTGCCGATGGTTCCAGCTGATATTGCCAAGATTGTGGCCGCCGCCGGCCAAGCCTCCATTCCTCGACAGGAGCTGGTGCGCTTTGCCGAGGACGCGGCCAAGATGGGCGTGGCCTTTGATAACACTGCCGAAGAAGCCGGCCAGACCATGGCCACTTGGCGCACGGCCTTCCGTATGGGTCAGGACGATGTGGTCGAGCTGGCCGACAAGATCAACTTCCTGGGCAATACCGGCCCTGCCAACGTCCAGAAGATTAGCGCTGTGGTCAACCGCATCGGTGCACTGGGCGAGGTGGCCGGCTTGGGTAGCGGCCCGCTGGCCGCACTGGGCGCCACCGTGGCTGGCATGGGCATTGAGTCGGAAGTCTCGGCCACCGGCATCAAGAACATGCTGCTCACCCTGTCTTCCGGTGAGGGCGCCACCAAGCGCCAGGTCGCTGCCTTTGAACAGCTGGGCCTGAAAGCCAGCGATATGGCCACGGCCATGCAGGCCGACGCCGGTGGGGCGATCTTGCAGGTCCTGGAAAAGCTCAAGCAGCTGCCCAAGGCCCAGCAGGCGGCCACCATGACCCAGCTGTTTGGTCGCGAATCCATCGGTGCAATCGCCCCGCTGCTGACCAACCTGGAGCTGCTCAAAGGCAACTTCGACAAGGTGGCCGATGCTCAGCAGTACGCCGGGTCCATGAGTAACGAGTACGCCGCGCGCGTGGCCACTTCTGAGAATGCGGTGCAGTTGCTGCGCAACAGCTTCCAGGTGCTTGCACAAGGTATTGGCGAAACGTTGCTGCCGGATTTCAAGGCCCTGGCCACCAAGACCGGCGAAGTGATCGGCAGAATCATCGAGTGGGTACGCGCTAACCCCGAGCTCACCAAGACCATTGCGAAAGTCGCGGTGATCGGCAGCGTACTGGCCACCGCCCTGGGCGGTCTGCTGATGGCCGGCGGCATGGGCGCGATGGCCCTGACCCAAGTGCACAAGGCCGTGACGCTGCTCAGTGGCGGTGGCGGCGTGGGCAAACTGGTGGGCCAGGTGCTGTCGCTGGGTGGGCGCGCCTTCCCGATGCTGCTCAACGTGGGCCGCATGCTGTTGCCGCTGCTCGGTGGCATCAGCCTGCCGGTGCTGGCCATCGGCGCGGCTATCGGCGTGGTCGCCGCCCTGGTGTGGAAGTACTGGGAGCCGATCAAGGCCTTCATGATCGGGACCTGGCAAGGCATCGTCGATGTGGTGGGACCGATCATGGATGAGCTGGCCACCGCGCTGGAACCGCTCGGCCCGGTGTGGGACCTCGTGTCTACCGCGATGGGCAAGGCATGGGACTGGGTGAAGAAGCTCTTTGCCCCGTTCCAAGCCACCAGCGAGCAGCTGCAGGGCGCCAGCGATGCCGGCCGTGGCTTTGGTCAGATCCTGGGCACGGTGCTGACGGTCAACCTGCAGATGGCGGTCAAGGCCATCGGCTGGCTGGTCAGCGCGTTCACCACGATCCTGCCGGTGATCCAAAACGCCGTCGGCGGGGCGTGGACGTACCTGCAAGGTGCCTGGTCGCTGATCGTGGGCCTGTTCACCGGCAACGGCGAGAAGATCCGCGCTGGCCTCACCGCGATGTGGGACGGCGCTAACCAGATCCTGCTGGGCTGGCCGGCCAAGATGATGCAGGCCGGCATCGACATGGTGCAGGGCCTGGTCAACGGCATCGTGTCCAAAGGCAGCGCAGCGATGGATGCCGTCGCCGGCATCGCCTCGGGTGTGATGGACAAGTTCAAGGGCATGCTCGGCATCCACAGCCCCTCGCGCGTGTTCGCCCAGTTCGGCGACTTCACCATGCAGGGCTTGGCCGGCGGGCTAGACCGCAGCCAGAGCGAGCCGCTACAGCAGGTGGCCACGCTGGGCACCCGGCTCAAGCAGGCCGGTGCCGGCATCGCCCTGGGCGCGGCCACAGCGCCGGTGCTGGCCGGCGGCGGCCCGGTGATAGCCCCGGCGGCGGCGCAGGCCGCTACGGGCACCTCCGGCGGTCCCAGCTACACCATCCAGATCACCGTGCCCCCTGGGACCGATAGCCAGGGCATTGCGGCCGCAGTGCGCGCCGAGATCGAGAAGATCGAGCGCGAGAAGACCAGCCGCCGTGCCTCGCGCCTGACCGATTGAGACCTGCCCCATGATGATGAGCTACGGCACCTTCGTGTTTGCCCTGTCCACCGCCGCCTATGAGCAGTTTCAACGCCAGCTCACCTGGCGCCATGCCAGCAGCGAACGCCTGCACGCCCGACCTGCCCGGCAGTACGTGGGCTTGGGCGATGATTCCATCAGTCTGCAAGGCACCATTAGTGCCGAGCTGGTCGAGGATCTACACGTGCTCGATGGACTGCGCGAGCTGGCCGACCAGGGCACACCGCAGGCCCTGGTTGAAGGCACCGGCCGGGTGTACGGCGCTTATGTGATCGTCAGCCTGAGCGAAACCCGCAAGGAGTTCTTCCCCGACGGTACACCACGCCTGATCGAGTTTCAGCTGCAGTTGGAGCGCGATGACGATGGCATCGTGGAGGAAGTGGCATGAGGACCGCGCCCTACCCCATTCCGGCCTGGCAGGTCCTGCTCGACGGGCAGGACCTGACGGACCGTTTGGCACCGCGCCTGCTGGATCTGTCGCTGACCGAGAGCCGAGGCGATCAGGCTGACGAAGTCACCCTGCGCGTGCATGATCACGACGGACGCCTGGCGCTGCCTCGACGTGGCGTGACGCTGCAGGTGGCCATCGGCTGGCGCGACAGTGGGCTATTCGACAAAGGCACTTTCAAGGTCGATGACGTCGAGCACAGCGGTGCACCGGATATCGTCAATATTCGAGCGCGCTCGGCCGATCTCACTGGCGCCGTGCGCAGCCGCCGCGAGCGCAGTTGGCACGACACCACCTTGGGCGAGATCCTCAGCGCGATCGCCGCTGAGCATGCGTTGCGCCCATCCATTGCAGACAGCCTTGCCGGTGTGGCCATCCCACACCTGGATCAAGCCAACGAGAGCGATATCAACCTGCTCACCCGCTTGGCCAAGCGCTTTGATGCGGTGGCCACGGTCAAGGCCGGCACGCTGATCTTTGCGCCCATCGGTGCCGGCGTCACCGCCAGTGGGACGCCGCTGCCGGGCGTGCTCATCACCCGCGCCTCCGGTGACCAGCATCGTTACACCGTCGCCGATCGGGACAGCTACACCGGTGTGCGCGCCTACTGGAGCGATCGCCGCAATGCACGTCGCAATAGCGTGCTGGTAGGAACGGCCGATAACGAGAAGAAGCTGCAGGCCACCTACGCCAACGCAGAGGAAGCGCGGCAGCAGGCCGAGGCGGAATTCAAGCGCTTAGAGCGCGGCACCGCTCAATTGAGCTATCGCCTGGGGCTGGGCCGGGCAGACATCTATCCCGAGCAAACCGTGACGGTGCGCGGCTTCAAACCCGAGATCGATGGCACCGATTGGCTGGTGGCCAAGACCACCCACACCCTTGATGGAAGCGGCGGATTTACCACCGCGCTCGAGCTTGAGCGCGGTGGCGCGCCTGCTGGTGACAATTCGAATTAGATCGATTGCGACCGTCAAAGTCGCGACGGTAGTTTCAGCTGCAACTGAATGGACTTGGGTGCATGGCGCACCGTCCTGGATTGCCGCTGCCTGTTGGCTCTTCCAGCCAGCACGATTTGGAGCACCCCAATGTTCACTTCGGGGCTTTGCTGCGCTTGCGGCGGCTGCCAATGTGGACGGACCCGCCCAACTTATTGTTGCTGCCAATTACAACGTGGCCATTGTTGTCCCCTCCCACGCGGATCCGCTGAGTCTCTCTATCCGGCGCATCTTCGCGCGAGACGACGCTAGCAAGAACCCCCAGAACTGCCCGTTGCGTATCGTCACTAGCGTGGCGGAACTTGAGAAGCACCTCCTCCTCTCGAGAGTCCAAGCCACCGGCGGCCCCGGTCAAGATGTAGGCAATATTTGCGCCTAGCCGCTGCAACCGAAAGAGATACTCCAGCGTAGGCGAGCTCTTCCCAGATTCGTAGCGCAACTGGGACTGCTTTTTGATGCCTACGGCGTCTGCCATTTGTTCTTGGGTGAGACCCAAGCGCTTGCGCTCGGCTCGCAGGCGAACTCCAGCGTCGAACACTTCATCGTCAAAAAAATCCATACAAACGTATCCTGATCATTGACAGATACGATCTGTCGTACTAATGTTTTCCCAACCTCCACTATTTTTAACCTTTTGCGATGAAAAGCGGAGACATAGCCGTCAAGAGCCCCGAGCAAGTGCGGGCGGAGTTCCTGCGTACAGGTCAGTCCATCGCCTCGTTCGCCAAGACGCACAACCTGCCGTATGCGACGGTTTACCAAGTCATGCATGGCCAGAAGAAGGGCCTGCGTGGCGAAGCCCACCGTGCCGCCGTTCTGCTGGGCATGAAGATCGGCACCCTCCAGGACTGATGACCATGCACGCACCCGTCATTCAACGCAAAGGTGTCTTCCACTGCGGCGCTTGCCATTCGGTGCTGGTCAAGCGCACCAGCTACTTGCTACATCCCCATCTGCGTAACGACGTGTACGTGTGCCAAAACCCGTTGTGTTCGGCCAGCTACTCCGGCCACACCGAGATCACCGGCCTGGTCAGCCCCAGCGGCATTCCCAATGCCCCGGCCTGTGACCTGCCCCCGACTCCGGCGTATGAGCGCGCCCTTGCCGAGCGCGCCCTGCGTCAGCAGCAAAACGATGCCCAGCTGGACATCTTCGATAGTCCCAGCCTCTAAACCCAGCTAACTGAGGTTACCCAATGCCTATTCTTGAATTGGCGGCCCTGCCGCCAACGGCGCAGCTTTGCCTGAAATCCGCCGCCCGCCATCAGGGCCTGGTGCATACCGGAGCCGGCTACATCGGCCGCCGGCCTTCGGATAAGGGCCTGTCGCCCACCTTCACCGCCGAGCCGGTGGCCAGGCTGATGCACCTGCGGCTGTTGCGCTGCAGCCCGTCCGACGCGCTGGCGCTGGAGCTGACCGATCGCGGCGTGGCCCTGGTCGATTGTGGCGTGGTCTATACGGAGGCCGGCTGATGAGCAGCAAGCACGGCTGGACCACCGTCCAGCACCAGCCCCTGGTCAAGGCCCCGGCCGACTTTGTGCCGGTCAGTCCGTCGCAGAAGGCTGCTGAGGCCGACGCCCTGCGCCGGCAGATCAAGGCCTTCCAGGCCGCCGGCGGCCGCATTGTCCGCCTGCCCTCTACGTTCAAGCGCTGAGATCGCCGATGGAGATCCACATCCTCGAGCAGGTGCTGGCATGCCTGGAACGCGACTACAGCCTCAAGCGTCGCGGCAGCTTCCTGCGCGG